AAAAGATAACATTGATTATGGGGGATAATCAAGTCGAATGTCCTAAATGTTACGCATATTTTCACCGCCAAATTTTGGCTTTTCACATGTCTAAATGTGAAGGGTAAGGAATAAAAAAAATGTACCAATGTGCCCAAATTGACCAGGCTACAAACCAGTGCCTTACATGGGTGCAAGTTGGTTTTCTAGGATTACCCGAAATCACGTACGACCAGGCGGGTGATATAGCTGTAGGCATAGCAATTTGTATTGCTGTTGCCTGGGGCTTTAAAAAAATTGGTCGATTGCTCAAATAAAGGGGAAAAACCATGGGCGAACTCAAAACTGTTCAAACTCAACCACAATCTAAACGTTTACCACTTACAGTTGTTGTTACTGGTGCATCTGCATTGGCAATGACTAACTTTGCTAACGCTGCAATTGATGTAACACCAGTTACTTCTGAATTAAGCGATTTAATCACTCCAATCGGTCTTGTAGGTGCTGCATATCTACTTGTCATGGTTGCGATTAAAGGGTGGAAAATCATCCGCCGAGCTTTGTAATAAAACAAGATGTAATCGGGGCACTAGTTGCCCCATCTTTTATTGAGGGGTTTGTATGTCATGGTTAATCGTCTTAGTTTTCGTAATTTGCGTATTGATAATTTTAAGTTAATCACCTGGCTACAGATCTTCATTATAGCCATTACGCCTAACTTCATTTTCTTTCAATCAGCTAATGCAACTACTGTCGCTGGTGAAGGTTGGTCAGTAACTAAGAAATTAGTCCAGGGGGCTACTACGTTTTATGACGGGGCAAAAAACGTAGTTTTAAATGGTAAGAATTATGCAGCTACGGGGGCTGCTGCGATTACTCCAACTGCTAGTCAAGTCAGTAAAATGATTGTTAGAACTGGGGCTGTTGTTGCTGTTGATCTTGCTATTAAAGCGTTAATTGGTTCTGTTGATTATGTTATGGATCCTGCGAACAATGAAGTTATTTATAAGGTTCCTGGTGAAAATCCTGCACCAACAAACTGTAAATTAAATTATTCAGATTGCCCACCAACAATAAACAATCTCTGGCGTAACTCAGGTCTACAAGCTACTTTCTTTTTCACTCCACAAGCTGCATGCGATAACATTGCTACGGTTACCAAGACTCAACTCACATCAATGGTTCAACAAAATGCGACGAATTATCGTTGTTATATAGTTGATACTAAGGGGGTATCTAATAGTTATGTAGTATCTGCATCTATCAACCCCAAATATGATCCTAATGCACCGCCTGCACCAGATACATCACAAACGAAAAGATTAGGTTATGACGCTGTAGCAGCACGAATAATGTCTGATGCAATTGCAGAAAAACCCGAAGGCAAAGCATATGTTTCTTCTGTAGCAGATACTGCATTAGAACAGGATGAACAAAGACAAATTGTCCCTGCAAATGACATTGTTCAACAATTAAATTCATCTCAGGCTATCCCGACCTCTAATACTGCTCAAGGGCAAGCTGTACCTCAAACGAATCCAGATGATCCGACTGCTCCTAAACCTTTGCCTACTGACATTACATTAAATTTCCCTGTGTTTTGCGAGTGGGCACCGACTGTCTGTCAAGCTGCTCAGGCTGCTATCGATTTCCCTAAAACTGTTGCTGACTACTGGAAGAAAACAGATAAATGGATGAATGAATCCGCATCTGATACATCAGAAACAAAACCAGAAGTTAAAGAACTAGAACTAAATTTTGATGACGGTAGTCGAATTAATTTCGATCAAACTTGCCCACAGTCGCAACCTATTCAGGTCACTTTTATGGGTGTTACCCAGGATGCAAGTTTTTCTTTTGAACCCTTATGTAACTTCATGATCATGATTCGACCTTTTGTCATTGGATCCGCCTATTTAATTGGGGCTTACATAGTTATGGGCTTATCACGGGGGAATAGTGAGTAATGGGGAAAATACTTTATACAGCATTAACTTTGCTGCTCGGATCTGCGCTCAAACGTGTTCTCCTGGGTGCGGGAATTGGACTTTTTACAACACATGTTGTCCAGGGCTTAATCAGTATTTATATCGCCCGTGCAACACAAAATATGAGCTTTGGCACATCGAGCGCACTTGCGTTTTTAGGCATGTGTGGCGGTGATAAAGCAATTGGCATTCTTATTGGTGCTTTGAGCACTTACGCAATTATTAAATCTGCCCAAGTGGGCATACAGAAACTATCAAGTTAATCGATGACGTTTGGCGTGCCGTGCACGCACATAACGGCATCGATTAACTTGTCGGAGTTTATAAAATGATTATTTTGGTTACTGGTACACCAGGCTCGGGGAAAAGCCTATTTGTTGTTTCAAAGATATTAGAACTACAAAAACAATTTCCTGAACGTCAGATCTTTGCTGACATCGAGGGGCTTCAAATTGATGGCGTTGAAAAGTCACCAGATGACTGGAGAACAACTCCAGATAATTCAATTGTTATCTATGATGAAGCGCAACAACATGAGCGTTTCAGATCTGGTACATCCGCTAATAAAGATGATGTAGTACAGAAATTACAAGTACATCGTCATACTGGTCACGACATTTGGTTCATCACTCAAAGCCCTAGATTCTTAAATGCGTTTGTCCTGGATCTGGTCGGTGAACACTATCACTTGCATCGTCCTTATGGGGCAAAATTGGCAAGTGTTTACTACTGGAGATCTGTGCGTAAACAGCCACAATCTTTGTCGTCTCGAGAGCTAGCAGAGAACGAATTTCTATTTAAATACCCTAAAAACCTGTTCAGTTACTACAAGTCTGCTACTGCTCATCATGTAAAGATGAAGCTACCTAAAAAGCTAGGTTATGTCGTTTTTGCGATCCTGGCATTAGCAGCCTATGGCGGTTATTCATACTTCAAGCCTGGCACTCAAAAGATGATTAATCCATCGGCTTTTACCCAGGCAAATACTCAGCAAAAACCAAAACAAATTGACGGATCCGGATTGACTCCAGATCAACGAAAAGACCTGGAGAATCCAGGCGAAAGAAATGCAGAACTTCAAGCTAAAAATGATGTCCGGATGGAGACAATAGCGATTAAATATAATCCCAATAAACCCTTTGATGTTGACCAATCGCAAATTGAATATACAGTCACAGCAAAACCTGTTTTTAGTGGCTGTATTAAAAAGAATGGTCGTTATGTTGCATACACTCAACAGGGGACTATTTTGCATGATGTGGCGCAATCAGACTGCAAGAAGCTAATAGAACAGAATGACAGACCATTTAATTATTTTGCTCAGCCTAGAAATGAAATCATAAATACACAAACAGTGAAAAGTGATTCTATTGAACAGGTTCCACAACATCAGCAACCGATTCAATATGCTGAAAACTATATACAGCGTGGTTTAGAGAGAGATCCTAATTGGGATTTATAACGATTTGAAAATCTTCCTCTTTGATTACAAAAACCGTCTATTTGATGTAACGTAGCGGTATAGAAAAGTGTCTTCAGGGGAATTGAGACACATCGAGTAAACAATTAAATCTTGTACAATTTTTGAGTGTCTCAAGGCGTAGTCTAGACACTTTGACAGGTGGTATATGACAATTAAATATTATGATCTTGATAATAAAACTCCCATTGTTGTTGATCTAACATTGGGTGAATTAACAGATATTTATTTCACCATTTTTGGAGCAGGTGGATCTGACAATATGCCCGCACTTCAGAAAATAAGAACTAAATACACTCCCTGCGATATGTGTCAAAACCTTATTTTAAAAGAAGATTTTGAAGCACATTTACAGCAACACTGGGACGAAGAAGAATGAAACATGATGCACATGTACTTAAGTTTAAAATGCAATTTTTTCCTATTAAGGCTTTTGCTTTTGTAGCGATGTTTTTCTTCATTACAGGGATGTTATTTGCTTCTTTCCTCTCTGTAGTTAAATGCACTTTTTAGCGTCTGAAAGTTCGCATAATGTGATGTCCAGATTATGTTACTAAGCCCCAGTGAGAAGATTAGACAGTCTCACGGGGCTTTTTAACATCAATCTGCATTATGCGAATTTTGAAAGGTTGGGGGAGTCCACGTCTTCTGGTGGTGGACTCTAGTCCCAAATTTGGGAAATTAATGGCTTAATGACCCTCGTTTTATTTTTTTGTTTCTACTTTTATAGCACCGTCTCTCGACACTTCGATAATTCCGTCGATAAGTGTCTGTTTAACGATTTCATGGAATATTTCTGTATCTCTAAGCGGTTTCTTACCAGCTTTCACTAAGTCTCTATTTAGCTTCAATGCAATTTCATTTAATGCGTGTTCTTCCTCATCAGTGAAACGAAATGTCTTAGCCATCACATATTCCTTTTATAAAATAATTTAATTCTAAATGAATTTGTGATTTGTGC